ATAAATCTGCTTACCAATGGGGTGATTATATCATGGAAGATTCTACAGTAATCATTGCTATCCCTCAAGGTGGTTCTGATCTTACTCAAGACTTTGAAGATATCTTAGTAGCTGCTTTAGGACCTGTTGCAGATGATAATGATTGTGTAATTACAACCACTACTACATCAACTGCTGCGCCTTCAACAACAACCACTTCATCTACTAACATTCCTTAAGGATAAGTAGAGAATAATAAATTCCTAGTATCAAGGGGAGATGAGTAAAACACTCTCTCCCCTTTTTATTAACCTTCAAACACAAACTCATGGCAGATTTAAAATTAGATATAATTGTAGTACCTACATATAGTACATTATCACTTGGCGTAATGGACGCTTCAACCTATCCTGATTCACCACCTATTAGTAGTCCAAGTATTAGGATAACTGTTCCTGGATTTGGTGATACAACATTACCATTTGATATAAATTCATTTAATATATATAACTCTGGCAATCTTGGCATTACTGAAGTTGGTGTGGATCAACCTCTACCTGATGGAATTTATAGATTACGTTACTCTGTGGCACCAGCATACTTAAACTTTGTAGAAAGAACAATAATGCGTACAGAGAAAATACAAGAGAAGTTTGACAGAGCTTTTCTTCAATTAGATTTAATGGAATGCGATAGAGCAATTAAAACACAATCTACCGTTACATTAAACACAATCAACTTTTTCATACAAGGAGCAATTGCTGCAGGTAATAACTGTGCAGAGTATGAAGCAAATAGATTGTATAATCAAGCAGATAATATGTTAAATACTTTTTTAAAATCTAACTGTGGTTGTTCAGGTAACAACTATCAAATTAATTTCAATTAATCATGGCACAATGTAATTCATGTGGAGCTAATGTGGGATGTGGATGTCAATTAAAAAATGGACTATGTGCTACATGCGCAGCTAAAAAATAATAAATATGTTAACACCTAGATTAACTAACTGTCCTGAATGTGCGGACATTCCTAATTTATTAAAAAAGATAGATTGTAAGTTAGCAGAATATGCTAATGGTCTATATAACAATGTTGTATTTATGTTGAATCAAGTTGTTCCTGCTGGAGCAATGATTCAACTTTTGGCGTATAAAAGGATTCTTACATACAAACAATGTAACCCAGATTACCTAAGTGATTTCTGTATGGATAAGATTGTAAGTAAGGTGATAAGATTAACATTAGGCTGTGACATCAGACCCATCTTTACACCAATCCCTACAACATCTACAACATCAACATCAACCACTTGTCCCCCACTAACCACTACAACAACATCAAGTAGTACATCAACAAGTACAAGTACAAGTACAAGCACTAGTACATCCACTACTACTAGCACTACCACTGTAAATTGCATTAGTTGGGCATATAGTATATCTTTATACAATTGTAATGATTGTATTCAAACAGGAGGAGGATCAGTGGTTAATTCAGAACCTCTTACTGTAGGTAAATGGTATGTTTATGGAAATTTTAAAATGTACATTGAGTCATATATTGAATGTTCAGCTGGAGATCCTGTAGAAAATATATTAGATTCAAGTCAAGAAGATACATGTGAGGCAGTAACTTGTCCTACAACAACAACAACAACAACACTATAAAATAAATATAATATGTCCAATTGTAATAATTGTTTTAATGGATGCACTGAAACTATTTCAGATCAATGCATCAGATATACAGGAATAGATGTTCCTGAATTAGGAATTAGCACTGGTGATCCTTTATCAGTGATTGAACAATCTCTAACTACATTTCTTGTTTCTGCATTAAATGGATCTGGAATAAAAATAGATCTTAGTAGCATAGATGTATGTACAGTGGTACAGAAATATCTTCCTACGTGTGGAGAGCTATCTATTGCAGATATATCAAAAGCTCTAATAGAAGCTGCATGTGATATACAAGATCAAGTAGATGCTATTAATGCTACACTTGCTGTATTAAACGCTGATTATACAATCGGATGTTTAACAGGCGTTACAGCTTCATCTGATACACATGCTATTGTACAAGCTACAATAACAAAGCTTTGTAGTGTTGATGCTAGTTTAACATTTGTAATTAGTCAACTATCATCATATGCACTAAAATCAGAAATCTGTACATTAGTTGATGAATGTTTAAATGATAACATTGGAACAGCTTTAGCTAGTTCTAAAATGCTTCCTTATAGTGTTATTCCTTATTATGGACCAGCATCTGGATATCCAACTGTATCAGATGGATTTAATAGTACAGGTGCAGGATATGGATATTGGCTTAATGTATATTTATGTAATGGAGGAAATCCAGGAGTTCCAGATTTAAGAGGAAGAGTTGCTGTAGGTGCTACAGATATGGCAACAGCAACCTGGCCTGCACAAACAAATCCTGCTAATCCAGGTAATCTTACATATGGTTATAAAGATCCAGGTACAGAAGTACAAGGAACTAATACAATTCAATTAAGTTTACCACAAATACCAGCACATAATCATACTGGTTCTACAGCTACTACTATTATTTCTCCTAATCCACATAGTCATAACTATGATACTAGAACTACTAATAATAGAGCACAGTTTTCAAATAGTGAAAGAGAAGTTACCACTTGGGCAACATCTACGTTAGCTACTACATCTGTAAATTTAACAGCTACAACAACATTAACAATATTACCACAAGGACAGAACGAAGCTCATTCTAATGTTCAACCAGGACTTGCAGTTTACTATCTCATCTATATTCCAGCATAATAATATATGTCTTACCCACCTATTCCACAAAGAAAAGCTTGCGACTGTAGTGATCCTTGTATCTCTACAGATGATGTTTACTATGCTGGTCCCAATCTTCCAAACTCAGGAATTAATACTTACAATGTATTAACATCAGTTATAGAAAAGCTAGATGCTATCTATGCTGTTCCTACATTACAGAGAGTAACAGAGATGGGTAATTATACCACTCTACCAATTATTGCAGATTCATTTGTAAAGATTGGTGGAGATGGTACTAATTTATTATTGGATGACGGTACAGTGTTACCTATAGGTGATTTACCAACAGGAGTTACAGAAACATCTCAGTTGATTAATGATGGTGAAGATGGAATAAATCCATTCATTACAGCATTAGATATTCCAGCATTTAATCCATCTGATTATGATCTAGATGAATTTACAAATTTAAACGTAGATCCATTTGCTCATGTGTCAGATATACCTGCACCTTTAGGATATGTCCCAGTTAATAAAGCTGGTGACACAATGCTTGGAGATTTAATATTAAACCAAGATCCATCAACTGCTTTACAAGCAGCAACAAAACAGTATGTAGATAACATAGTTTCTGGAATTAATTTTCACCCACCTGTAGTAGTAGCAACAGATGTGTCATTAGTAGCTACATATGATAATGGAATTGCTGGTGTAGGAGCTACACTAACAGGACCATCAGTTGGAGTATTATCAATAGATGGAGAGACACCTACATATTTACAGAGAATATTAGTATGGCAACAAGCAGATCCTATTCAAAATGGTGTATATGATCTAACTACAGTAGGTGACAGTGTAACTGTGTATCAGTTAACAAGATCATCAGATGCTGACAACAGTCCTCCAGGAGAGATACACTATGGAGACTACACGCTTGTGTTGTCTGGAGACACAAATGGCGGGTTTGGATTTATATGTAACACACAAGGCACAATAGACATTGGGATAACACCAATCAATTATATTCAGTTCAATGCTGCACAAGCAGTAACAGCTGGTTATGGATTACAAGAGGCTGTTTCAAATGTAATATCAATTGATCCACTAGTAACACAGGAAAAGATAACCCTTACAACAACAGGTTCTGGTGCAGCTACATTGATTAGCAACACACTTAATATACCACAGGCTGATAACTATTGGACTAAGACAGGGAACGATATTGTAAATAATAATATAGGAAAAGTAGAGATTTCTGCAGGAGGAAATTCAACTTGGGAGTTTGCAGAGGGTGTTTATATGTATTCTGGAAACGCTTCTGTTTATTTAGAAGAAAACAGAAATGTACTAGAGTTCTCAGGTAGTTTTTCTCGTCAATATTTTGATGTAAATGGAATTAGTTTATATGCTCCTACTAATGCAATAGTATCACTTAATAGTGGTAGCCAAAGTAGTAATAAAGTTTCTATAAATATTAGTCAGCAAGCAGGAGGTTTTAAAATAGATGATAGTAGAGCGACACCAAGAACAGGAATTGAGTATGCAGCTGATTATTCAGCAAACTATACTAACAGAAGTTTAGTAGATAAAGGATATGTAAACAACAGACTAGTAGTTGAAACAGCATCACCATACACACTAACAAATGCAGATAGTGGAGGAATAGTTATATTCACAGCATCTACAACACTAACCATACCAACAGGACTTGCTGATGGGTTCGAGTGTACGTTTGTGACACTATCTGGTGTGACGCTAACAGTTGTATCAACTGGTAACACACTGAACAACGCAACAAGCACAACTATGCTTCCACAACTAAGTTTCACACTTAAGAGGATGCTAGCAGCAGACACCTATATAGCAACAGGAAACCTATGAACAATGTAGCCTTTCAGATATATGGTTCGAAAAGAAACTCACTTAATGCAAGATGGGATACAAAGTCTTATGTTCCTGTAAATAATGCATTTGATGTAAGAAGAAGTACTGACAATGTTACACAAACATTTAATTATACACAATTAATTGATGGGACATACGATACGTTTTTAACAGGAGGAGCTACAGGATATATAAGTAAATGGTATGGTGATAATTATAATTTAACAAATACTAATACAACATATCAACCTAAGTTAATATCTAATTCAGGAAATCCTTATAGTTATTCATATGGTACAGCTCCTTTTGGCGGAAATACTTTACTATGCGACCATAATATTAAATTTTTAAATGATTGGATTGTAACAATAGTTTTAAATGGCGAAGAAAATAATAATAGTCAAAGAGCTAATTTAACTATAGCAACTAGTAGTAAAGTGGTACTTGCTTTTCAAATAGAAACATCATCAACATCCACTTTTGCTACGTTATTATACGAAAAAAATGTAAGTGCTATTGGCACTAATATGATTGCTGATTATAGATTTAGTATTTCAAATCCTAGTTTTAAGTTAGTTACTTTTAAATATATAGGTGGAGTGCTATCAGTATATGTAAATAATGTATTAGTAACATTAACATCAGGGGCAAGTGGTTACGCAATTGGAATGTCAACAGGATTAATAGGTAAAATAAATTTAGGAGCAACTAGAGGTATTGGTGGGAATGTTGGAAAGGTTAATAAGTACAAGCATCTATCAATAGTATCTGGAAGTGATTTAAGTTCTTTTGATGTTAGTTCATATAATTCAGAGATAATAACTAGATATTCATTATGATAAAAATAAAAAAATACCAGATTGAGGACTAACAATAAAACCAAATAACATGACAGTACTAATAACATTAACAGAAATAGGGCTAGATGATGGACCATTTGATTTATATTCAAATGTCGATAATTACACAGATCCTTTTGCAGAATCAATTGATGCAATTGTTTTAGGTGGGGGGTATATATCTGATGTAGTTCCTGATCTAACTACTAATATAAAAGTGACATCTACTAGTGCATGTACTAACTCAATTAATATTCCAGTGGTGCCAGCATTTCAAACTACAACCACCACTACAACTTTACCACCACCATGTTATACATTTGTAAGTGCTCCATACAATAATAGAATTGTAATAACATATATTAATTGTTCAGGAAATTTACAAACACTAGAACATTTTTGTACAACAGGAACTTGTACCAAAGAAATATGTGCAAGGCTTATAATAGGAGCTTCAGAAATAATGACAAATACAGGACCTTGTATCCTTTAATACCCTTAAACCAATGACAGGAATAATATTATTAACAACAGTGGGAGATGATGCTGGACCATTTAATCTATATTCAAATGCATCTATCCCAGAATTTAGTGTACCGTTTGGTGATTTATATATAACTGCAGAACAATTACTAGCAGGTTATGTAACAGATCAAATTCCAGATGGTACAACAACAATTAGAGTTAAGTCTATCAATGCCAATTGTACAAATTATATTGATATAAACATTCCCGCATGTTTGTTTAATGGAAATGCACAAGAATTATTCACACCAACATCTTGTTATAAATTTGAACCTTCTGGAATTTATCTAACTTCAAATATAATCAAATCTGATAAAATATATTCTTATGGAGCTTTTACAGGATATAGTGAAGAAGGAGTTATAACTAATTCACCATATTTAATTAAATTAAATGATGATTTAACAATAGATACATCATTTGATGCTGGTACTAGTTTTAATGAAGTATTATATGCTGGGTCTTCAATTATTGAACAATCTGATGATAAAATAATTGTAACAGGTTCATTTACAACATACCAAGGGGTGGGAGCTAATCGTATTATTAGATTAAATACTGATGGAACTAGAGATAATACATTTGTGATCGGTAGTGGATTTAATGACTATACACAAGTTCCTGCAATAGATTCTTTAAATAGAATAATAGTTCCAGGAGCTTTTGACTATTATAATGGTAACTATGCTCCTCTATTAGCTAGATTATTAAGTGATGGAACATTTGATCCTACATTAGTTATTAGTGGATTTAATAATGTTACAACATCTGTATTAACCAATACAGATAATTCTTTAATTGTTGGAGGATATTTTACAACGTATGCTAGTGTAGGTGCAGAAGGTATTGTTAAATTAAATGAAAACGGAACAATAGATCCCTCATTTAATTCTGGTACAGGTTTTAGTCCAGGATGGGAATATCATGGAATTTATACTTGTAGAATTCCAGGAGAAGATTCTTTTTATGTAGGTGGAAGATTCACTTCTTACAATGGAATATCAGCTAATCGTATTATTAAGTTAAACCAGAATGGAACAAGAGATACTTCATTTGACTATGGTACAGGTTTTGATACTGATAGTGTATATTTCATGAGTGTGATATGGGGTGATAAATTATTTATAGATGGTGGTTTTACAAGTTACAATGGAGTTGATTCTTTTTATTATATAATATTAAATTCAGATGGTAGTGTATTAGCTTCTTTTGATCTTACCCCATCTGATTCAGAATTATCAATTTCTGGAACATCAGATAATGGAGGATTGATTAGAGTGACAACAGCCACCCCTCATGGATTTTTAACAGATGATTATATTTATATTTATGGAGTGGAGGGTACAATGAATGCAAATGGATTCTGGTATGTAACTGTGATAAGTCCAAATATAATAGAACTTCAAGGAAGTATATATGATGCAGCATACACAAGTGGTGGTAGTATAGTATCAGATGTAATTGTAATTCCTATAGGAAATAATGTATTTAGATCAATAAATAATGGTTGCTTTGAAAGAGTTTACACATATGTCCCTTAATAAAACCAAAAACAAATGAATTTACTTATAACATTAACAAGCGCAGGCCTCAACTCAGGACCATTTAATCTGTATTCAAATGTAGATGGTTACCAAGCAGCATTTGAATCTGATGTACCTAAACAAGATTTATTAGATGGATATGTGTCCATTCTAGTTCCTGATGGTACTACATTGGTTAGAGTTCAATCTGATAATAATTTATGTACTAACTACATAGATTTATCTACAGCTGGAACTACAACCACCACTACAACAATAGGAGCTACTTATTGTGTAAACTGGACAGCAGCAAATCTAGATAATATAAAAATGTCTACTCAAGGTTATATTGATTTCTCAGCAATACTAGCTGGAAGAACTATATTGCCTACAAGTTGTGAAGGAAACATAATTGGATATACAGTTTCTGGTGTTGGGACATTTATTTGTTCTATCCCTATGGATTTTAGTGTATCACCTCTTGCAACATGGGATACAGATTTACTTCCTGCAGTTACAGACACAGTATTAAATTCTTTAATATACACTGTTTATGTAGAATTTACTGATTCAAGTTATTATGAAATAATTAATGGTCAAACAAATGCTGTTGTAATTCCAGGACAACTGACTTCAGAATATAATGATTGTCCAATTTAAAATAAAACCAAATGACAATATTCTTACAATTAACAACCGCTGGATCTGATTCAGGTCCATTCAATCTTTATTCTGATTTAGATGGATATACAATTCCATTTGAAACAGATGTGTTTAAATCTTCATTAGAAGTAGGTTATACAACAGATGCACCAGATGGTACACAAACTGTAAAAGTTGTATCTACAGGAGCGTGTATAAATTCTACATATATAACACTAGCAATACCAGATTGTACATTAGCTGGATATGTAGAAGAGATAACTACAACCACTACCACTACTATAGCTTGTGAATGTTTTCAAATACAAGCAAATATTAGTCAATTAGATTTAGATGATGCTACTGGAAATACTAATCCTGTAAACAATAATGTAATTAGTTTGATATATTTAGATTGTAATGGTATATTTTCAGTTCAGAATTACACAGTAGCTGGTACAAATATTATTTATCCATCTGGATGTACAAATGATTCATTGAACATATTAAACTTTAGATATTTCAAAAATGATGTAGAAATAACATCTGTTGTTTCAACAGCATCTTTGTCTAGTTTTTGTTGTATATAATATAATTACTACAATACTAATATAAAAAAAATCTGAGTTTGTTGGTTTTCTTAGATTTTCTCCTCAAGATATTCTTGGGGAGTTTTTGTTTTATAACTATTTTGATTATAAAGAATAACCTATTTAGTTAAATTTATTTGCATAGTAAGAAAACTATTTTTATCTTTACCCTAATTTTAAGTAAACTAAACTAAATATGACTGAGAATCAAGATTTATTATTCAAGTTAGAAGAGTTGTTGAAGCAAAAGAAAAGTAAAAAGTTCTATGCAGAGAGATTAGGAATAAGTGAAAATGAAGTGAATGAACTTCTTAAAGAACTTAGAGAGAAAGATGATAGTGAAGCAACTATATTGCTATCTAAAACTCAGAATATAGAAGAATGCAGAAAGGTAAATGTTGAGAAGGGTACAATAGAAAGTGTTATTACTAGTGACTTTGATCCAAAGGATGACATTGAACTAGCAGCATTACACAAAATAAATTTAGATAAATACATCATTACCAACTACTGGTCTAAGATGTTACCAAGTGGGAAGTTTACTTCTTCTGTCTTTAGTAAAAAGAAACAACCACAAGATTACTCTCCTGAAGACTTTGCTAAGTTTTTAGAAAACTACAAACCAAACAATATAGCTGTTGTTAAACCAGAAACAAATATTACTAAGGAACATGTAGATGTAGAGATATCTATTTCTGATTTCCATTTAGCTAAGAAACATGTAGATGGAGATAATGATCCTGGAAGTAGAGCATTAAGATATTTTAATGTAGCACAATCTTTGATACTGAAAGTGAGAGCTAATTACAATATAGACACTGTTATCCTTCCTATATCGAATGATTTCTTCCACACTGATAACTATCAACATCAAACTACAAATGGTACTCCACAGGACACTATAGTAGATTATGCAGATGAATATGAATTAGGCTTTGCAGTTCTTGTAGATACAATCAATATGTTGAGACAGAATGCAAATGATGTAAAGGTAATACTTGTACAGGGTAATCATGACAGAACTAAATCATTCTACCTAGCACACGCACTAGATGTGTATTTCACAGACCATTTTGATGTAGAGTTTGATAGATCACACAGTACAATAAAAGGACTTACAGTTGGTAATACATTCATAGGATGGCACCATGGTAATTGTAAACTAGATGATCTTCCATTATTGTTTGCTACACATACTAAATTTAGTCATCAGTTTGGAGATGCTAATTACAGAGAGATACACACAGGTGATAAACATCACTACATGGCAAAAGAACTCAAAGGAGTTAGAATACAACAAATGCCTAGCTTATCAGGAACAGATAGATGGCACCTAGATAATAACTTCGTACACTCAGTACGAGCAGCTCTTGCTCTAGTTTATGATAGAAAGCTAGGAAAGATAGCAGAGTTTGAAACACGAATATAACTATGTCAACATTACGGAAATTAGTATCAGATGTTAGAAGTGTCCATAAGATACTTTCTACAGATAGTCTTATCACAGATAGAGCAATTGCATCTGAGATAAGAAACAATGCTTTATTGCTTATTAAGCGTGAGACAAATCTTAGAAAGCTATGGGCTACAGATACATTGTTTACAACAATTCCTTGTTTGGAAATGTGTGAAGTGTCTATATCTGAATGTTGTGACTATGTGGATCCTTGTTCTGTTGCAAGAACTACATTTAAACTCCCACGTATATCTGAAGGAAACTATCAGTATGTGATACAGGGAGTTTATTCTATTAATGCAATGAGTGGAAAAGGAAGAAAGCTAAAAGAAATAACTGTCAATAGATATATAAACTTACTTAAACTTCCTGTAATCAAGAAAGAAGAATACTTCTGGATATCTAATGGATATTTATATGTAAGTAATCCACTTCTTAAAGCAATTAGATTTGTAGCTTTATTTGAAGAAGATGTAACTAATGAAATCATGTATCCAGAATGTGGATGTGGAACTCCTAATTACACACTGGAACAATTGTGTCAAAATCCTTTAGATAAAGAGTTTGCTCTTCCTGGATACTTAGAACAACAAGTGTTAGAATTAACATCCAAGAAACTTCTATCTACTTACTTCCAAATTAAAACAGATGTAAGTCAAGAAGGAATAGATGGACAAGCTCCAAATTCAAAATCAACTAATTAATGAGTAGAGTTAAAGTGGACTGGAGATCTTCTAGTAAGGATAATTATAATTTATTTTGTAAGAATCATCCATCTATTAAACTTACATACGATGAATGGAGAAACATTATATATACATATAATGAACTATTCAAAGAATACATATTAGAGACTGGAGAGAAAGCAAAACTACCTTATGGTTTTGGAGAGTTCTCTATCAACAAGAAGAAGAGAAGGAAGATGAAGCAAGCTGATGGAAAAGAGTTTGTTAACTTACCCATCGACTGGCAGAAAACTAAAGAGAAAGGAAAGGTTATCTATAACTTTAACTATCACACAGAAGGATACTTTTTTGGTTGGATGTGGTTTAAACCCACAGCACGTTTCAAGAACTCTGACCTCTGGTACTTCAAACCTTCTAGACTCACATCAAGACTACTATCACATTACTTAAAGACCAACGACAAGTACCAACATATTTACCAAGAATGGAAAAAATAATGAACTATGTCATACTATTATAAATATGCTTTCGTAAGCCCAGAACCTGTTTACTCAACTGTTAAAGAAGAGCTTAAGAGCTATTTTGATACAGGTGCTGTGGATGATCTTTTATTTCCTACCTATTTAGATAAAGCTCTAAAGAAGTTAGGAAGAACAACTTATGTGATCACTGATGAGATTCTTTTTGTAGAAGACTTTCAAGCTAGACTTCCTGATAACTTTTATGCTGTTAGAGAAGCATGGATGACTACAGAAGTGGCTAACTATCCATATCAATCAGCTAACTCATTCTATTCACAAGCAGCTTCTGAAACAACAATACAAGTTTCTCCTGTAACTTCTGGTGGTGCTCCTTGTACAAATCTTGAATGCACAACAGGATGTCCTGCGTGTATGCCTGTATTAATACAAGCTGTTTACAAGACAAATAATAGTGTAGCTAGAGGATTTACTCACAACTACCTACTTAAGCCTGGAAACATATCTGCAAGAAAGAATTGTGATGTAGAATATACAAACAACTGGGACTTCCAAGCACAACCTATTCCTGTAAACAATTTTACTCCTGGTTCTGCTAGTATTGATAGCTTTGACATTAGAGACAATAAATTTGTAACTAATTTTAGAAATGGTGTTGTACATTTAATATTCTATGCTACAGAGTATGATGAGATAGGAAATCAATTGATTCCTGACAATTATCGTATCAGAGAATATGTAGAAGCATTCCTTAAGTTTAAAGTGTTTGAAACTCTTACTAATCAAACTGTTGATGAAACATTCAATCAATTGCAACAGAAATTGATGTATCACAAACAAGCTTATGAAGAATCTTTCATCATGGCAAGTATAGAAGTTAAGAAACAAACTGGCTGGGAGAAACAACGAAGAATCAAAAATGACTTAAATAGATTTAATATGTACGAACTTCCTACTAGTAGATATGGTAGAAGACGTAACTAATTAAAATATTATTATGGCTGAAGAACAATCACAAGGAAATATAAAACAAGAACTTAATAGTGCTAACATAGGGCTAAACCTTGATAACACATTAAATCAAATTAAACAGGGCACGCTAACGTATGCTCTGAATGCTGCTGTTGAAAACTTTGATTCTTCTTCTGTTAACTATCAGAATGAACAAGGTAATGAACTGTGTGTTACATTTCCTAAAGAATATGTATTGATAGGAACGCATTTTATTAATGAACAAAGTAAACATATATTCTTCATCACCAATCCTAATACAGGAGATAGTGAGATAGGATATATGGATAACAATGATTGTATCTATCGTCCATTAGTTAATGCAATATGTCTTAACTTCAATGTTGATCATCCTATTCATAAAGCTGTACATAAAATTACAAATTGTACAACAGAGATATATTGGACAGATGGATTCAATCCTAGAAGATATTTAGATATAAATGATATACCATATATATTAAGAAGTGGATCTGCACTTTGTGATCCTCTTTTTTCAGATCAATTAGATTGTAACCAATTAAAGCTACAACCTAATTTTAATATTCCAAACCTTGCTATTGCAGATGTTACTACAGGAGGATCTCTTCTTGCTGGTACATATCAATTTGCAGTGCAGTATTCTGATGCTGTAGGTAATCCTTTCACTTCTTATTATTCTATTACCAATCCTACACCAATTGCTGATCCACAAATTGCAACAGTTAACTTTAACTATGTTGTAGGAAAGTCTGTAGTTGTTGCTGTAGATAACTTAGATTCATCTGGACAGTTTCAATATTTCAACCTAGCTGTTATCAAAACAGTTAATGCAATTACATCTGTAGAATTGATTGGAACATATTTTATAGATAACACATCTTTAAATATAACTTACACAGGACAGATAGTTGATGACATTCGTTTATCAATGAATGATATATTTGAGAAGTTTCCATATTATGATGTAGCAGAAGATTTAACAGCTGTGCAGGATGTTCTTGTATGGGATGGACTTGCGTCTATAGATAGAATTAATTATCAATCTATAGCTTCACAAATAAATTTGTTATGGGAAACATATGCAATTCCTCCAAATGAAAACTACGCAAATGAATTAAATGCTACAAACCTTAGAGGATATTTACGTGATGAGGTGTATGCATTTGAAATTGTATTCTTATTAAAGAATGGAAAACAAACAGATGGCTTCCATATTCCTGGTAGAATATTAACTACACAAGAACAGTTTCTTCCAGAAATCCCTGATACAAATAATGATTTTATAGGAACACCTGCAAGAATAGATGATGAAACAGGAATTGGATATAGTCCTTATTGGAAGATATATAATACAGCTTCTGTCATTGATGTTGCTCAAGGAGATTCTATTGGAAATGCAACTCCTTATGAATATGGAAACTTTGCATATTGGGAGTCAACAGAAGAGTATCCATGTAATAAAGATCTTTGGGGAGACTTAGCTGGTCAAAATATAAGACATCACAAGTTTCCTGATGTATTAGTATCTCCTATTACAAAACCAGTTATAGAGTATGATTCTTCAAAAGGTTTAGCTGGTCTAGCTGTACAAAATGATTATGTATATCCAATAGGAGTTAGATTAGATACTGCGCAAGTTAGTAATTTAATACAGACATCATCATTAACAGATGATCAGAAAGCTGATATAGTAGGATACAAAATAGTAAGAGGAGATAGAGGAACAAATAAATCTATTGTAGCAAAAGGTATATTACGTAACGTAGGAGAATATAAAAGAGAAGAACAATCTTTTTACTTTCCTAACTATCCATATAACGATCTTAATGAAGATGTATTTCTTAATGCAACTAATAATGCTTGGTCTAATGAAACAACTCCTTGGTTAGTTACTTGTAATAGTATAGATCCTACATTAGGATATGCAAAAGTTTCCTATACAGATCCAAATACAAATAGAGAGAATACATGGAATGTAAAATTAAATGAAACTGTAGAGTTTTGTTCAGCAACTAGGCCAATTACTGTTTTAGGAGTTTGTAACATTGGTCCAGGAAATTATGATGTTTGGTACGCAACAGGTTGTTTAGGATGTAGAGGATATAACATATTCTGGGATGATCCCTTCACTATAGATAATTCAACAGTTAATCATAGACAAGATTATTTAGATGGAACTGGAGTACTTGATCTTAATAGTGGAGGTTGTGATACTACATATGCAACTGTTGAACAAGGATTTGGAATTGACAGTGATTGTTCAAATGGCTTTTGGGATGGATTGTGTAAATGTAATTCTTGGGGTTCATTTGGTCTTGAAGCTATTTATTTAACTACTGCAGTTGATCAAGATGAAGCTCAAATTCTTCCTAATGTAGGAAGAAGATCTAAATTAAATTGTAAGGTGCCAACACCTTTAAGTCCTATTAGCAGTAATACAGAACTTAGCAAAAGACAAATATTTAATTCTCCAGAAACTTCTTTTGGTCAACCGTTCTTAGGAGACATTCTTAAACTAGAGAATGTAATGTATGGTAAAGGATACGCACATTTTGTACAGGTAAAGAGTAATGCTAAGTATAGACTACTTACAAAAGAAGCGCAAGAAGATGCTTTAGAAAGCTCTAATAAATTAGGAAGTATTACAGATCCATTTAATGCTACTGCTATGTTTACAGCATACCAAGCATATTTACAAATATATATAAATGGTATAACTAGAAGGAACTATGCATATTCATTTAACTCTACAGCTAGTTATGATTACAATGCAGATATTACTAATAGTGGAAACAAACAAAGAACATTAGATATTAAAAGATATTTAATTCCAGGAGTACAAAATGTAGGAGATGATTTTAATATTAATAACTATCAACGAGAATCTTCTGTTTATTTAAGAACAGATGAAAATAAAACTGGATTACCATTTCCTAGTGTTAGTGGAGTTACAGATAAATCTAGATTAACAATAGGAGGTAGCGGTGCTTGTGCTACTCCTGCAAGAGAACAAGATATAAGTGTTGTTTCTTATTATGCATCATTAAAGAATACATTTGTAAATCAATATGGACAAATATATTCTTATGATACAATTGATACAGGATTTCAAACAAGTGTAACATCTAATACTACTGCTGTAGTATTTGGAGGAGATACATTCATATCTAGGTTTGCATTTAAAACTAAACTTCCTTTCTTTATAGATAATAGAGTTAATGCTCCTGATGATAGTGATATATTCTATGATGAGATAGGTAATGTAGCTTATCCAAAATACTGGCACTCGGCTAGATCTATATTAAGTAATTTTGATCTTACTAATACTCATGGTGGTACACCTACATTAACAAATATTATTTCATATAAAGCACATAACTTTGATTGTCCTAATGATCCATTACCTGCTGAGGGAACTGGTAGAACATTCTATGATGGATATTTCTATTTGTTTGCTTATGGTATTCCTAATTTCTATTGTGAGAGTTCTTATAACACAGATCTAAGACAAGCATTTAATAATAAAGAAGGAGACTTCTGGCCACATGTATCTACAGGTATTCCCGATGATTGGGTACAAGAAGATTTTGTATCAATAGCAAATGATAATACATATACATATAATGTAACATTCTCTAAACAGAATAAAGAAAATACATTTACACATTTACCAGCAGATTATGATGGAAATCCATGTTATACATACTATCCATTTAGAGCTGTATATTCAGATGCACAGAACACTGATGCTGATAACAGAGTAAATAGTTGGTTAACTTATAGAGCTATTTCTTATTTTGATTTTCCTCAGAACTATGGGGCACTTATATCATTAGATGGTATTCAAAACAAAGCTGTATTAGCTAGGTTTGAGAATAAAACATTAATGTATAACAACCTCCTTACAATTGACACGAGTAATCCACAAGCTGCATATGTAGGTAATCCTAATATGTTTAAAGGAGCACCTCCTATTGACTTTGCAGAAACAGATCTTGGATATGTAGGTAGCCAAAATAAAATGTTATTGAAGATTCCTCAAGGACAGATAACAGTTGATGCTAAAAGAGGACAAGTTTTTCTTATTCAAGGAACACAAGTAGAAGACTTATCTGCATTTGGTTCTGGAATGAATAGATTCTTCACAGACCATTTAGCTTTTGAAATCTTGAGATACTTTCCAAAGGTAGATACAGATAACAATTTTAATGGTGTAGGATTGCATGGTGTGTATGATAGTAAGTTTGATAGAGTGATACTTACTAAGTTAGATTACATTCCATTGAGTAATGATATTAAGTATGATACTACAACAAGAGATTTTTATATAGAAGAACCATTAGGTAATAATGTTTTTAATAAATTAGTTGTAAGTTTAAAAGACTCAGATTACTTTTGTAATAAGTCTTGGACACTTTCATTTAATGTAAATACTAAAAGCTGGATATCTTTTCATAGTTATATTCCTAACTGGTATATAGCAGAAAACAATTTCTTTTATTCTGGTATTAATGGATGTTGTGATGAGTTTGATTTTATTGCAGGATCTATTGTACCTACACCAAGTACAACAACAACTACTTCTTCTTCCACTTCAACATCAACTACTACTTCTACTACTACAATAAAAGATTGTACAATAGAAGGACAATTAATATTAACTAATTGTGATATAGAAGGAGAAGGTTACATAATTCCACAACCATGTCAAAGACCTATGCACTTACTAACATTTGCACTTATACCAGGATATGTAATAATATCTCCTCCTTCAACAGTAGTTTCTACAGGAAGTCAAGAAGATGCATGTAATGCCATCTCTTATTTAAAGTCACTTACTAATGATACTACTGCAAGTGTTACTAATCTTTTAGCTAGTGCTGTAAGTTTAACAGTTGGACAGACTTTATACAACACTTCAACAGGAACAGATTGTACATTGATACCTGATGGTTGGTATTTTACAGCAAGTACTATAGAGAGTGAAATAGTATACAATGTAGTAAATGGTGTAATAACTGAAATAGTTAATTGTAATCCAGTTACTACAACAAGTACTACTACAGCATCAAATTGTTTCTCATTCACAATACGTAAATCATCAATTGGTGTTGTAGCAGTAACTTATACTAATTGTTCAGGAGTAGCATCAAGTATAAATATTGGTAACCCAACACCAGGTGGACCTTCTGAAGCAACGTTCTGTGCACGTAATGGTAGCATAACTGTACCTCCTGATGTATCGTTAATTAATAATGGATCTTGTTAATAAATTAATATGTCAAAAATAATAACAATAAGGTTAACTCAAGTGTCACCATCTTCTGGACCATTTACAATCTATGATCAGTTTGGGAATGTGATAGCAGAAGGTGTGACTAAGAAAGCTCTCATTGATGGGATTAACTATTCTGTGGATGATGATGTGTTATCAATTACATTAAAATCTACAGGTAATTGTAAAATACAAAAGACAGTGTATGTAAGTGACATTACAGAAGAGGAATATATTAATATCAAATTAAAACAAATTGTAACAGGATGTATATGGAGACACTTAACTAATATACAATTATACAATTCTTACTATGGTGTTACAGAACCATACATAATTGAATATCCATTTGCTTATAGTAACCAAGATGAGATCTTACAGAACGTAAAAGATTACACTAAAGCATATGAATATATATCTATACCAGATGGTGTCTTTAATGATAACACAAGAATAGAAACAAACAACAAGTGGTTTAACAAAGCTATTTTATATAATGGACAACAGAGTTCAGGAGTGTTAACTCTTGTTGCTAAACCTCTTAATGATATGCGTGCATACATGCAATATCCAATATTCAATACAGATAGTAAAACAATCACGTACACTAAGAGTGATAACTTCTATCAGTATAATACATTCTGGGCTCTACAGAAAAGTTCTCAAGTTCCATTGTTTAATACAGGATGTGAAAGTCTTTCTATTGATAAGGTGATTAACCAAAGCAATATGGATTATGGATCCAGAAGTTTCAAGAAAGCTACACTAAGAGCTAAAGAACTCAAGATACGTCATATATTAGATGACAATTGTACAACTCATCTTGTCTCACAATTTATCCTAAGCCCTAGTCAAATCAGTTACAAGTAATGAAAAAGAATACACAAACATCAAACTGGTTAGAGAATTATAATGATTCTAATGTAAATTTACCTCAAGGATATGTAGGAGAAGGAATATTCAATGGTCCTATATTTGAAAACCCTGCTGTTAAAGGACAATTTCAAATGGGTGGTAATATACCAGGAGCTGTAGGACATATGTATGCTAGAACAGGAGCTCCTAGTAAAGGACCACGTAGAAACCAAACTGATGTTACAGATGCTTCTGCACAGAATGGCAAAGAGATGCAATACTACCAACAAGGATTAGATTGGAAACCTAAATCTATTAGTCAAAATGGAAGTTATAATACTGGGGATAAAGTAACTTATGGAACTCCTGAATATAGAGAAGCATATAATAGAGGTGAGGTGATTACAGATGAAGGAGTTCGTTCTCCTATACAATTAGATGAAGTAGTAATAAAAGGAAAGAAGAAAGATAAGAATTGGTTAGAACAATATGCAAGTAAGATTGCAGAAGAGAATAGAGATGCTGGGCTATTAGGTGCAATCATTGGTACACCTATTTCTGCTATTACAAGTCTTCCTCAACTTATGGGAATGAAAGCTTTAACAGGAGAAATGCAAAGACCATCAGAAGGATTAGATATTAAAAATCCTTATGGAGCTATGGCAGTTGATGCTATAGCAGATCCTTCAACCTGGATAGGTGTTGGTGAGTTATCAGGATTAAGTAAACTAACTAAAGAAAAAGCTCTTGCAAAATTATCTAATCTAAAAAATATAAATGCAGAAGGTAAGATATTTAGTGGAATGAACAATCAACTAAATAGTATTGTTAAAAATACTGCAAACACATCAAAAAATTTAGAAGACTTAACTCATGCTAAAGATTGGGCAAAACAATATGGATATGAATTACCAGAAAACTTAGAAAGAATTGCTCAATCTGATGAACTTACTAATAGAACTGTAAGAGGTATGATGAATAGACATAATACTTTTGTTAGAGGCGTGAGTACTAACTGGGATGAACTTGCAACAAGAAATCCTGAAATATTAAGACATCTTGAAGGAAAAGGAATTGATTGGCAAAATAACCCAAAAGCAGCTGCAGAATATATGGCAACGCATGTTCCTATACAAACAGGGTATGGTAGAGCAGACCTAAATCAGCAAGTTTTTGGACAAGGGTTAGATGCAATTTATACATCTAATTCTATCCCTACTGCTGAAGGTTACACTTATGGACAAGGTTATATAACAAAAGTTAAAAAACCAACTGACTTTTCTTCTTTAGATAGAAAAGATTGGATTACTAAAAATAATCCAGAATATTATGAAAATTCATTACCATCATCAAGAGTATTTAGTGTTGAAAATTTAGATCAACTTAATCCTAAAATTGCAAGTGATTTTCTTGAGCAAGGAAGAATCAACAATGATGAATATAAAAAAATGTTAAAATATTTTGAAGAATCAAATAATAAACATGTAGATTTACATAAAGAACACAAAATAAGTGAATTACCAGAAAGCATTTGGGATCAAACTCCTGAGCATGATGAAATATTTGATAATTATTATAATGCATTAAAAAAAGAAAAAGAAGCAATTGCTAAAAATCTTTTTTTTGAAGATTATAGTGGTAAAACATTAAGAACGGAAAGAGCTCCTATTTCTAATTCAGTTTTTCATACTAATAAAATAATTGACAAATTTCTTGCAACTAAAGGTAAAAATACTTGGAGCAGTGCAAAAGGTACTTCTGAAGGAGAGAAATTATATCAAGATATAATAAATATTCAAAAAAATAATCCAGATAATAATAAAGCAGTTTTAGATTTTATACAAAAAAATTATCCTGAGTTTGATCCTATAGATAGATATTCACATTATATACATTTAGGAACTCCAGGTGAAAAAATATTAGAACCAATTAAAAGCTGGGAGATTACTCCTGATATATGGAAGAACAAAAGTAGAGCACATACTAATGCTTATTCTAAGAAATTATCAGCAATGGAAGAAGGAGGAATCATTAAAGATGATAGAGGACAATGGGATCATCCAGGAGAGATAACAGAAATAGGAAGTAATGAAATAACAATGGAAGGAGTTCATTATGATGTTCTTGGTGTATCAGATACTGGTGATACTAAACTAATGAAACCAGGAAAGAATTATAAGTTCAAAGGAAAGAAGGTGACAGAATATCCTATGGCTAAGAATGGTGTAAACCAACAAGATCAAAAAACTTTGCAACAATTAGATCAATTGACTAACTTTACAAATTATAATAAACCACAACCAGGAGGTTGGTTAGAAGCTTACAAATGAAAACAGGTATATATACAATAACTAATACTATTACAAACCATATATACGTGGGAGCTGCTTCTGACATTCTAAAAAGATTAAATCAACATTTATTAGGATTAAGAAGAAATAATCATGATAACGATTATTTACAAAATTCTTTTAATAAGTACAAGGAAGAAAGTTTTATCTTTGAAACATTGGAAGAATGTAACAAAAAATACTTGTACTCTCAAGAACATTATTGGTGTAATATGTTAAATACACATAATAAAAGTTTTGGATTTAATTTAAAACCAACACATCCAGATAACCTATCTTTGTGTAGTGAAGAAACTAGAACAAAAATTAGATTAAAGGCTACTGGTAGAAAATGGTCTGATGAATATAAACAATTGTTTAGAGAAAAACAATTAGGAAAAAAACAATCAGAAGAACAAATTACAAAATCTAAAGAAAGCAAATACAAAAAAGTTTATCAATATTCTTTAGAAGGGAAGTTAATTAAAGAGTGGCCTTCAGCTCAACACATAAAAAAAGAATTAAACATACCAGCAAATAACATATCTAATTGCTGTAATAATAAAAAGTCTTGTAATACTGTAAAAGGTTTTAAATGGACATATATAAATCAAGGCTAAACAAATATAAATCATGAAAGCACAAATTTTAAAAATTGCAGGAGTTAAATCTGAAAAGGAGTTCTATAAAAAGTTTCCTTCAGAAGAAGCCTTTATGAAGAAACATGGTAAAGAGTTTAAGAAAGCTCAGACTGGTGCTGCAATTAATGCATCACAAGTACGTCAACCAGCTTTCAAACCTTTAAGTTATCAAGATCAAGTTGATGATGTTGACAAAATGTTAACAGGTTCAACAGCTGCACAAAGACAAGAGCTTGCACTTAAACAACAAGCTGCTTCAAAAGATAGTGGTAGTGGTGGAGGTTTTGACATTGCTGGTCTTATGAAACTAGCTGGAGGTGCTATGCAAGGAGGAGAAGGCATGGAAGGCATAGGTGATTTGGGTGGAGCTGCAAGTGGTGCTGGAGCAGGTGTAGCAGCAGCAGCAAGATATGGAGCAGATATTCCTATGGCTCAAGATGGAGATTGGTATTCTAAGAATCCTATAGGAGGTTCAACTAGTTATGGACAAGTGCAACCTGTAAGTGGATTAAAATCTGCAGGTTCTACAAATCCTTTAGCTACTGGTGGAACAGGAGGATTTGATGTTTCTAAATTAGGTCCTCAAGGAGTTGGTTCAAAAGCAGAAGATAATACATGGTCTAAAGTGGGAGGAGCGTTAGGTAAATATGCAGGACCAGTTGGAGATGTTATTAGTGGTATTGGAGAATTAAAGAAAGAGAAAGAAGCAAGAAAAGCTGCTGAGCAAGCAAGAGATGTAAGTAAAATATCTCTTCAAGCAGCAACAAGTGTTGATGTAGATGCAAGAAGACAACAATCTGAAAACATAGCTAAGCAAAGAGAAGCACAAATGCCAGTTAATACAGGAGAAGAATTCTTTCCTATATATGGTGTAGGTACAAATGTTCTTGCTAGAAATGGTATGATGTTACAAGGTGGCGGTGAAATACAAAATACATATGATCCATATGATATATATGAAGATAGTGGATATGAGCCATTGAATGATAGTAACGTGAAACAATACTACCATGGTGGAAGATTACATAAAATGCAAGATGGTGGAGGAACTCCTTGGGGAGCTATTGGACAAAAAGCTACAGGCATAGGACAATCATTAATGGGTGGTCAAAATGCTGGTGGTAAAATTGGTGGTACAATAGGTTCAAGTATTGGTAATGCTATTGTTCCAGGACTAGGTGGAGCTATTGGTGGATTTGTTGGAGGATTAGCTGGTAATGCTTTAGATACTAATGCTAAGAGAATGAAGAAAGCACAAGATGCTACACAAAGAAATATGCAAGGAATGGCTAATGCTAATATGGCTAAAGGTATTCAAGCACAGAACCAATCATATATGGAAGATGGTGGATGGGTATCTAACGATTGGACTCCACAAGTTATAGCTTCATTCGGTGGTCTCGATGAACAAGAAGTATATGACTATGCACATGAAGGAATGGATACACTAAGAGCTGGTGGACATTTAAGAGATTACACACCTCCTAGTGATAGAGCTATGGAAATATATGAAGATGGTGGAGAGATTCAATCTTATGGATTAGGTGGAGAGTTACAAACACATTGGGGTGGAGGAGCTGAAACTATTTCACGTAACCCTTACTTACCTGGTACAGGAGAAACAATTATGTTTAGAGGTAAGAGTCATGAAGAATATTCTCCAAATGGAGAAACAGGAATTGGTGTTACATATGGTGGTAACCCAGTAGAAGTAGAAAGAGGAGAACCTATGGTAGAATTAGAAGAAGGTGGAACAATAGATCCTGAAACAGGAGAAGTTCAAAAATCAGGAGTGGTGTTTGGTAATCTTCAAATACCTAATCAATATATAGATATGTTAGGAGATAAAAATGCAAAAGGTAAAAAGTTTAAAAACTATGTAGCTGATTTATCTAAGATAGAAGAAAAACAAAATACTATCATAGATAAATCATCTAAAGAACTTAATGCTCTTGATCCTGTAAACTCTTTTGATAAATTAAAACTTACAGCATTGCAAGCTAATATACAAGGAGCTAATATGAAACTTAAAGATCTTGCTGATAAAAAGATAAATGCAGCTTCTCTTCAGAATGCTATCAATGATACAGCAGAAGAACATGGATTAGTTGCTGATGATCTTGCTAGAGGTAAAGCAAAGGTTGATAAAAAAGCTTTACGAGACTATGCTGAATATGGTAAACAAATGTTTGCAGATGGTGGTTCTATAATTGATCCTTTAGAACAATTAAAAGAATTACTAGGAAATAAAGGATTTGATTATAAACAATCAAGTGGTATAAGAACAGGTTCAAAAACTAAACAAGGAAAAGCATCTAGACATAGTACTGGAGAAGCTATGGATTTAACATTTCCTAAATTAGGAAAAGATTCATACAACGCAATGTTACAAGATCCTGAGATAGCTCAATTCATGTTAGATAATAATCTTACAGCTATAGATGAATATGATGATGACATAAGAAAACAAACAGGAGGATCTGGAGGACATTTGCATATTGGATTAGATAAGGGTACAGCTGTTGCAGATAGATTTAGAAATCAAGCTCAAGCATTGTATGGTGCTAAAACACCAGCTACTACAACTGACAATACTACTAGTGCAGCAACTACTACAACTGAGATTACTAAACCTCCAAAAATGACAACAGCAGAAGCTATTAGTAAAGGATTTAAATACAATCCAACAACTAAGCAATATGAAAAAACAGTTAAAGGAGTACAAGCAACTGATACTGCAACAAATGAAGGGACAGCATTAGAGAAAATTCCTGCAGGACAAAAACGTGGTACATCAGGTTTGTATGGTAAAGTGACACAAGAAGCTTTTGATACAGCTAAAAAAGAAAACCCTTGGTTTGATTGGACAGGTTTTGATCCTTCTAAGAAAGCAGATGTATTACGTTATCAAAATGCATTTAACACTAAAGCTAAAGAGATTGGATCAAAAGCTTATGTTAAACCAGATAGTGCATTTGGAGAACAAACAGCAAGTGCTAGAATAGCTCAAGCTAAACAACAAACTCCTCCTGCTGATAGAGTAGAGATAGCAGATGTATACGAACCTGAAGCAACAACAACTACAGAAGAAACTACTAAAACAAATTGGTGGGACACAGCATCAACTGCATTTAATGCAATACTTCCTAGTATTAGACCAAGTGATGCAGAAGGATTAGATACAGCTCAGTTATATCCAGAGATGTTTGCTATGGCTACTAACCAAGTGGCTCCTGTACAAGCACAAACATTCCAACCTGATTTAGGAGTTCCTTATGATATATCATATCAAGATCAGTTGAATGCTAATCAAGCAGACTATAGAGCAGCACAAAGAATGATGGGTTATAACCCAGCAGCTCAAGCTAATCTAAATGCACAGAAGTATCAGGCTAACCAATCTGTATTAGCTGATCAGTTCAGAGCTAACCAAGCAATGAAAGATAAAGTGTATGGTGAGAATAGAAACATGCTTAATCAAGCTAAACTTACTAACCTTGGTATCTTTGATAAGCAATACGAAAGACAAACAGAAGCATTAGCTAATACAAAAGCTACAACACAAGCTGCTTTGAATTCTATATCTGATAAGTATGCTAAGAATAAATTAGAGAACAGAGAGTTGAAAACATATGAGAATATGTACAACTATAGATTTGGTCCTAACTTCAGAGCACAGAACATGAATCCTTTAGCACAGTTTGATACAGATTATAAAGGAGCTTCAGCAGAAGAACTCGATGCTATGTCAGCTTATAAAAAAGCATTAGCTAAAAGAGAAGCTGCTGAAGAAAAGAAAAAGAAACCTTCATTAGCTGGAGAAAGTATTGCCAAAAGAAATGGTTCTATCGTAAAATCTTACAAGAATATATAATTAAACTCATTATAAAACATTACTACAAAATGTTATTAAATTTTGATAGTATAATAATTTAAATTAAATTTGCTAATCTACATATTTATATGTATTAAAATAACAGACTATGGCTTCATGGGCAGATAAAATACCAACTTTCAATCCTTACGTACAACAACTTCCTGTAGATGCTATGGTGAAGGTTGGTATGGCTAAACAAGCTCAGTATGAGGAAGGGGTACAAAAGATACAAACAAGTATTGACAATGTTGCAGGACTTGATGTTGCTAATGATGTAGATAAAAAGTATTTACAATCTAAACTTAACTCATTAGGTAATAACTTAAAATTGGTAGCTGCTGGAGATTTTTCTAATTTCCAGTTAGTCAACTCTGTTTCTGGTATGGCTAAGCAAATTACCAAAGATCAGAACGTAATCAATGCTGTAAGTTCTACATCGTGGTTGAGAAAGCAACAAGCTGAAATGGAAAAAGCTATTTCAGAAGGAAAATCTTCACAAGCTAATCAATGGGACTTTGGAGAAAAGGCAAATAGATATTTAAATTCTACTAAAGCTGGAGAAAAGTTTAATGGAAGATACACTCAATATACAGATGTAAACAAAAAATGGTTAGAAGTTTTTAAAACTTTACATCCTAGTATAACAGAAGAGGATATGCCATATGTTAAAAATAATGATGGCACTATAAATTATGGTAAGACAGCTGCAGCAATGACTGAAATAAGTAAAGAAACAGTATCTGAACAACAGATAGCAGATGCATTACGTTCTAGTTTAACTCCTGATGATCTAAATCAATTATCTATAAATGGTAGATACCAATTTCAAAGTGCTGGTCCAGAACAATTAAATCAATACTCTACAAAAAAATATGAAAGTGCAGTTAAAGGATATGATGGTTATATAAAACATTTTGAAGGTCTTGCTAACATGAGCAATGCTGATCCTGAAGTAAAGAAACAAGCATTAGCATCAATTGATTATTATAAAAAAGCTAAAGAGAATGCTAAGATAGAATTATCAGAAGATCTTGAATTGTCAATTAGTAATCCCGATGAAGCTAAATCTAAAATTTATAAGAATGGAGCCATAGAAGAATTTGCACATGCCTATTCTTGGGAAAGTAATAAATTAAAAATTTCAGAAAATCCTATATTAAGTGCTGAGTACAAAGAAAAGAATTATCGTTTAGACGTGGCTAAATATGATTTATCTGTTAAAGCTGAAAAATTTAACCAATGGAAAGATATAAAAACTTTAGAAAATTCAGATAGAGATTATGATTTAAAACTTAAAGAGTTAGTTCTCAAAACTACAGGAAGTCAAAGTGGTGCTGTTGTATATGGTGGTAAAGCTACAAATATAAAAGATCCATTAACAGCTATGAATAATGATGCTGTAGAGTCTGACGCTGCTGCTAATTCTATTATATCTAAGTATGCAAAAGCAAACAATGTTAATTTTGATACAGCACAGAAAAGATTTGAAGCATACAGAAGAGGAGATAAAACTGCTATTGATAGTAGATGGCAAGGTGAAGCTCAAAACTGGAAAAAGAATACAACAGAATCTGAAAATATTTTAGAAGCAATTGCCTTAACTAAAAAAGAAGTATATAGTTCTGATGAAGCTAAAATAGCTAACGCTAAATTTAAAGCTGATGTTAATGCACTTCCTGCTTTAAAATATAATATTAATGGTAAAGTGTACTCTTTTACGAAAGAAGAATTAGTTGAGTACACAAAAAAAACTAAACCTATCACTGCAACTTATGGTTTAAATATTACTAATAAACCATTAACATTAAAAGAAAAAATTCTAGATAGTATTTCAAAAAATGATATTACAGCAGCAAATAATTTAAATAGATATCGTGTTGCTGTTGATAATAACTATAGAAATATTAAAAAATTAGATGATAGAGTTAATGAGATATTGTTAGATAGAAATGGATCATATGTTCCAGCTGTCTATAATATGAATGTAACAAATAAAGAAGGTGCTACGTCTAGAGATAATATGGAAGGAATAGCTATGAATGCATTATTAAAATTTGGTACAACACTAGGAGGTCAAAAAGGAGGTGCAGAAACTTTAAGTGCTGACAAAGTTAATATAGCAAGAGGGTGGTTAGCTGGAGAAGGTAAAGATGATATACAGTATAAAAGACTTAAACAAGGTAAAAAGCAATATATTGTAATGATTAAAGGTGCTGAAGAAATTGTTGTACCATTAACAAATGAAGAAATACCGTTTCTACCTAAAAATGAAAATGAACCTTCTCCTGTAGAAGCTGATGTAATATCATTACAAGAAAAATTTAACGGTACAACAAATTATAAACATATTCCTCATAAAGGATATTTTCAACCAGAAGATTTTACAAATGTTAAAAACTTAAATGTAACAGCTGATCTTGAATGGGATGAAAGTAATCATTCATTGAATTACATTAACTATAATATTAAACTTCCATCAGGTTGGTATTACATGCAACTAGAAGGATATAAAATGAGTGCTGATGAAGCTGCAAAAGTTATACAAGGAAATACAGATAATCAGATAAAGCAACTGTTCTTAAATAATCCTAAAGTTGGTTCAAAGATTAAAAAAGAAATACTAAACCTTAAATAATAAACCTATGCCAGATTTTGATAAAAATCTTCAACCTATAATTGAAAGTACAAAGTTTCCTGGATTTGATTTAAATGTACAAGAAGTAAGACCACAACCTATGCCAGATCTGTTATCAGGGTTTGGTGGAGGAACTTCTGATCATACTGAAAAAGATATTTATGATATATTAGGACAAGCTCAAGCAAATTCTAGACAGAAAGGTAGAGGTGTTAGGGTTATGGATGCTCAATTAGTAGCTAATAAAAGATATGATTTCTTTAATCCTACTATAGAGAACTATGAAGACTTTGCATCTTATGGTCAATCTGGTTGGGAGAAAGCTAGGAATGGTGTACTTAAAGGAACTAATCTAGCAGGTACAACAGTACTTGGTGGGTTTGGTATGTTATATGGTATAGGTAAATCTTTGTTTGGTTCAGAACATAAACTATCTAGTATATGGGATAATGAGATTATGCAAGGGTTAGATAAATGGAATAACAAAGTTGATCAAGAGTATCTACCTAATTACTATTCTGAAAAAGAAACAAATGCAGATTGGTATGATAGAGATAACTGGATGACTACTAATTTTCTATTTGATAAAGTTATTAAGAATGCTGGATTTGCTGTAGGAGCAGTATATTCTGGTAACATAGCTAATGGAGTGTTAGGTGCAGCTGGTGCTGTTATAGGAGAGTCAGCTATGGCTAGAGCTATAGCTATGGAATCTTCTCAAGTATTCAAAGCATTTGCTCCATTATTAAAGAATACAGCAAGAGCTTTTTCTAAAGCTAAAAATATTGAAGCTTCGGAAGTATTAAAAAAAGGTATAACATCTATTGCAGATGTAGCAGACCAATCTTCACAGATAGCAAAAATTGCTAAGATAACAAATCAATTTAATAATTTTAGTGATGCTGCAAGAAGAACAGCAATAGCTGCTTATTCATCAGGAGGTGAAGCTACATTTGAAGCATTACAAACTTCTAATGAGCATAGAACTAATTTAATTAATAATTATAAAAATACACATGGAGGAGTTGGTCCTACAGGAAAAGATTTATCAGATATTGATAATGAAGTTGCTGATGTAGGAAGAGCTTCTTTCTTAGGTAATATGGCTTTGTTATCTATAACAGAATATGTGCAGCTTCCTAAGTTATTAGGAAGTTCATACGCTGCTGAGAGACAAGCTTCAAATAGTTTATTAGGGAAAGCAGATGATGTTCTTCTTGACAAAGGGAAATATATAGCTAAAGAAGCTACAACTAAGTTTGGTAAATTATATAACAGAGCTGCAGGAGTAAGTAGATATGTTTTTGATCCTAAAGAAGGTGGTCAAGAATTAGGACAATATGCTTTACAAGTAGGAACACAAAACTATTATAAAAAATCTAGAGAGACAGGTGCTGCAAATATGTGGACTGATGGATTTGTTTATGGATTTGTTGGAACAGATGAAAAAGGAGAAGATGTTGGAGCTTTAACTTCTAAAGCAGGTGCTGAAGGTGGTATAATAGGTGCATTTACTGGAGGAGTTATGCAAGCAAGATCAACTTATGCTACAAAGAAACAAGCTAAAACAGGAACTGCTAACTTTTTAAATTTACTTAATGATGCACCAACATTTAGAGATGCATTTAAAGATAAATTAGATTCAGCTAATAGAGGTATTAAACTTCAAGAACAACAACAAGATGCTGTACTTAGTGGTGATAAATTAGAAGCTATTGATTTAAGATCAGACA